CGCGACGACCCCCAAGAATGAAAAACAATCCGTCCAATTCAGTTTTACAGTGAGTGCCAACAATGCCGATTCGAGTTGTTTTACCTTGCACTAAAGCTAGTAGCTCTGTACCTACTTGCGCCTCTGGTCTAAATCTAAAGTATTCAATCGAATAGCGGTTAAATGCAATGATTTGGTTTTGGTCGTTTCTAGCTACTGCCAATGTCGGGTCAGCGCTAAACTCTGATGTTAAATAAGCTAGCGGATCAATTGATGACTCATCTTGCAAGTTTGTGTGAAATATATTCTCGCCGTCAGTCATTACGTAAATGCCATTGAACCATGAAATATCAATCGGAAAGCCCAAATCTTGATCGCCAACCTGAGTTAGCCTTTGACCATCGTACAAAAACAGCTTGCCACCAGCCACAATAGCTTGGGAATTGAATGAGTTTGCAAACGAACAAATGTCATTACCAGGAATAACGCCGATAACTTCTGTTGTGCCGTCTGTTTTGACTTCCTCAAGATACTCACCGCTTACACGTAAATGCTTTCTAAGGCGCTCATTGTAAACACCACCGCGAGCTTTTCCGCTTGTTTGTGCAAACTCCGACAGTCCATCGTGGGAAATTAGATAGCCACTATCGCCTTTTATTTGCCTTGATACAGCAGTTAGGTTTACTGGTAGCAAGTCGCGATAATCGTAATCGCTCTGCTTGTCACCTCTAACCAATGGAATTGATAATTCTGACATGCTAAACCTCGTTTAAAATATAAACCAAGTATAGCACTAATGGTAAGGCAAATAAAAAGCCCCAGTGAAGGGGCTAGTATATTAAACCTAGTTATTGAGTTGGCTTGCATCTATCTCGCGACAGTAACTAACCACGCAAATCTAACGCTCATTGCTGCGAGATAAATCACCGCCTTATTTGCTGTGTTAACCTGATTTAATTATTGGCCGAGTAAATCTAAATTGCAAATCCATTTTGCTATATCTTATTCCTAAAAGTTATTTACGCTTTTTTTGGCTGTGGGTTTATAGTTCACTCATCGAAACAAAAGGAGAGAGCTATATGAAAACAATCACCAAGGCTGAGCTAATCAGCATGGATGCGTGTGAAGAAGGTTTAGGCCGCTTTATCGAGCAAACAAATAATACTGATGAACCTGTTTCAGTCAGTAGCCTTTTCAACGGGAAAAACACAATATCAGATTTAGTCTGGTTGGCTGGTGAAATCTGTAACATCGAAAAAATCAGAAAGTTTGCGCGTGATGTTGCATTAATAAATATCGAACTGACTAAACAGTATTGTAGCGATTCAGATTACGAGTTAATGCTAAACTTCCTGAAAACGGGTGAAAACAACGCCACCACTTCCGCTCACGCTACCGTTGCTGCCTCTAGTGTTGCTGGTGCTGCCTATGCTGCCTATGCTGTTGTTGCTGCTGATTGCGCTACTGACACTCCTGTCGCCAGTTATGTTGCCAGTTATGCTGCTGATGTTGCTAGTTATGCCGTTGCTTGTGCTGTTTCTTGTGATTCTGATGTTGAAGAGGTAGATTTTACACTATATTTACAGGAGTTGTTCTCATGAAGTTGACAGAGAAGTTTTTTACATACTTTATCAAAGCAATTGAGTTACTAGCTGTTGCAACTGCCTACATTGCATTTGCATGGTTTATACCTGACTTAACTTATTTGCACATTGGGTTAGATCAGCAGTGGCAAGCTTTCTTTGTGTCACTTGGTTTATTTGCAGTGTCATCAATCGCATTTTTTGCAGCAACATTACACATCATTAAGGAGAAATAACATGGGATTTTTTAACAAAAAAATGAGCAATATAACTTCCACGCAAGCTGATATGTCAATGCGCAGCCGCCCGCTTAGTCGAGTTGAAAACAAGGTCAGACCATGGCAACAGGTTGTGCATGACCACAATAAAAAGCCTAAGCGCATTATCATTAAAGAGTGCGGTGTAACTGTTAAGACTTTGGTGGGGCATGTATGATTTTACGCTACTTGATTTACATAGCATTTATTATCACCAATGTATTTTTATCTTTGCTGCTTGTGCCGTTCTGTGTTTTAACAGGTCGGCAAGAATTCCCTAAATGGGCGTTTTACTTTGGTAATGACGAATACGGCTACCATGGCGATAAGACGGGCTTTATGTCTGACTATCGCGGTTTTGATATTAGCAAGCGGTCAAAGCTATATCAGATGTGGTCAGCTTATCAGCACAATGTGTTTCGAAATCCATGCTTTAATGTGAGGCATTGCAAGTGGGTAGCTGTTGATATGCATGGCATTGGCGCTAAAGACTTTACTGGTAACACTTACCACCATTCGTTTAAGTACGCCTTTGAAAACAAGTACGATAAAAAGTGGTATCGGTTTAGATTTGTTAGCAATGGCAAGTGGTTTCAGTCTTGGTTTTACTTGATACCGATTACTGATAAGAAATACATTTACATTCGATTTGGCATGAAAACCTACCCTAGAAACTTTTATGATAACTATTGGATTGAGCGAAATGAGCGGCTAGGGCTTGATACAAATAGCCGATACTCAATACCAGTTTTTATGATTAGAGTTCGAAGTGTTTAAGAAAAGCCCCGATTAAGGGGCTTTGTTAGTTATGGTTGCTGCTTACCTGATAACGGTGTGACAGTTAGATTCATTGATCCAGAATCGACGGGAGTCAATTCAATTTGACAGGAGCAAGAGAATTTATGCGCATCTCCACCGCCTTTACCAAACTGCATGATTAGGCTTACACAATCTTCCCTATCAAATGCGTTGGTTGTTAACTTTTGCGCTGTTGCATGACCTGTTGTGCCGCTGACCCACCTGCGAGCAGCTGCATAGACAACCGTCCCATCCGAGCCTTTAACCTCGCCATTCGTTCTTGTTGTAACTGCTCGCGTGCCTTGGAATTTTGCAAAGTAAGGAACTCGACTTGATAGGTAAAACTTTACCTGCTCTGAACCTGTCGATGCATAAACGGATACGGTTGTAGGAACTCCAGCATCTAGGGGCGCAAGAGTTTCAAACTTGAATATCTCAGTATCTTTTACTGCTCCAGGGTCTAAGCTGTGAATTCCTCGGCTAGGTAGAGTTATGCCTTCAAGCGCTGCGCCGATTGGCTGATATAAAGCGTCTGTATCCTTTTTAGTTAATACATGCTTATCATCACTAGCGGTTGCGGTGGCATCATTAACAACGCTTAAGCGCTTTGCTGTTGCGTCATAAGTAACTTCTGTTTTAGTTACTGGCACATCAGATTTAAGTAAAACATCATTGTCATCGCTTGCAACTTCTGTCGCTGCCTCAGCTTGCTTCAGGCGCTTGGTTGTGTCGTTATAGGAAAGGTTTTCAGTCTTCGCTTCTAGGTCTACAGTTCGCTTTTGCAGCCCTTGCGTGTTATCTGTACCGACTATGGATTCTAAATCATTGACACGCTTTATAACTCCACCACTGTTGTCACCTATAGCGGTCTCATTATCTTTAATGCGCTTTCTAAGTCCTGCCGCATCATCAGCGCCAACGGTTGATTCAATGTTGGCTATGTCAGATTCATTTTTTGTTACGCGGGCTTCAATGCCGCCAGTAGGGTCTTGAACTACCGTTTGAAGGTTTGAAACCTGCGTATTGGTCGCTGTCAAAGCGTCCTGTGTTGCTAAGTAAGTCTTTGCCATTATGCAGAGTCTCCATTGTTATCTAGAGAGTCGTATGAGCTATCCCAATAAATGCCAGTGTTGTCGATTCCTAAGAATCCGTTAACACCTGTATTGTCATGAGTCATTTTGATCATACTTGATTTATAGTCACCCTTTTGAGGCTCAACTGCGCCATTTCTGCCATTGAATGTTAAGACAGCTAGTGCGGTTGATGGGCCAGCCGTCCAGTTACCAATGACAGATGGGTCTTGACCGCTATTAAGGTAATAAAGTCGCTCTAGGTCAGTACGGTTTACACGATAGCCGCCCTGCTGCTGTGGAAGTAGTAGCATTGCAGCCTCGCTTGAAACGGTGACTGTTTCTTCGCTTGTTGCTGTAGCTGATACCTTGCCATCACCGTCAATGCTCAATCCTGTGCCAATCTTGATTCCGCCAAGCTCTGAAATGCTAGCTGTTTTAAGATTTATTGCTGTGCCGTCCTTAGTTAAGCCAGTGCCAGCGGTAGCGCCGCCGACATTGGTTTTTAAGTACGTATCAAGTTCTGCAAACGTTGTCGCTACAGCATCTCCAGTCAGATTGACGAAGTTTGAGATTGGCGTGCTGAATATCTCGCTAAGCCCGTCAATGTTTCTGGTTATGCGCACCTTGCCATCAGTCAAATCAACTAAGGTGTGCGACTTATCGCTAAAGGTAAACATGTAGTTACCTAAATCGACAGTGACACCAAAGTCCTCTTGTATAGTTTTAAATGCCATTAGATAACACCTCTTTTAATTACACCAATGTAAACACCTTTATAGTCAATGGTGGACTGCCCGCTAACTTTTATTTGAGGTATCGCACCGCCTAAACGTGTGTTTTCATCGCCAATATAGATAGTTGCCTCAACCGTAAAGTCACCAGTTGGAGTGCCGCCGCCTTGCTCCATCTTAATTGGCACGCCCATTGGTAACGAGTACTGTTGACCAGCTTGCCCAACTAAGTGACGTAACTGGAATGTTTGCCCGTTACTGTTTGGAGTGATTGATAGCGTGTGACGGATTGTAACTTGATCGCCAAGTGACAGTTCACTAAATAAAAGCCGTCCATTATCAGGGCCAGGCAGCACAAGATCAAACTCAGTGTTAAGCAGCTCAGTAACGCCAATAGGCCTGTAAGTCTTAAGCGTGTTTGCGCCTAGCCCGTTATTTGTTATCTTTTGCCACACATTCGCAACTGGCGGAATCACATCAGCTGTATTGTTGTAATCCATGAAGCCAAATGTGGCTAGACTCACTTTGGTGTAACCATGCACCTGACTAACGAAGTAAGGCAGTGTTTGTCCGTCAAATGGCCCGCCAGATACAACGCCACCTTTTAGGTTTACACCTTCAAACTTTGCAAATAGGTTTGTTGATTGAGGAAGGATGTATTTATTGCCAACGTTAAATGCAATAGGCAACCCTGCATCTACCTCGGCCTGTGTCACCTCTCTAATCTCATCGAAGATTAAATCACCTGAGTCACTCGCACCAAGCCAGTATCGCACACGCATTTCACCTGCGCTTGCTGGAATAAACATAAAGTCATAGGTTAAGTTATCACCAAATGTTTGATATTGAATGGTATACGGCGTTGCAGCTGCATTTATTGTCACGTTGCTAAGTGTGTTAATTGTTAGGTCTTGCCTAGCCTCGAACTTGTAATAAAACGGGTCGGTGCTGCCGTTTTCATCATAAGGGCTGTTTACACCGATTGCGTCAGAGCCATCACCAAGCTTGAATGCTACAGCATACACGCCATTCGATAGTCTGAAGTTAGGGCCAAGCAATAAGCTTGATGGGCCAGTTTGAATTGAGCCAGTTGTTTTTAAGTCTCTACCATTAAGCACTAAGCCAGAGTCTACCGGAGTACCACCCTCACCAATTGCAGGGATGTGACCTTCTGGTATATCACCGAAGTCAGTTCCAGCGCCATCATCACCTTTAACCCCTCTTGCGCTTGAGTTAGTTAACCAAGCATCACCAGCGCTATTTCTTACTTGATACTCAGCAATGGCACTGCCGCCATCATTGTATTCAAGAATAATATTTAGCGACACATCATCATTATAAGATGTCAGCCAAGCTGCGTTTGCTGCGGCATAATTGTCTCGCTCAGTTTCAGCTAAAGCCTTTGTTGATGCGTTGAAAATGTTTTGCGGTTGACCTAGCGTGAAACCGCCGCCACCGCCGCCACCGCCACCTATTGTCCAAGACATAATATCACCTCTGTTGTTAAAAAATTGCTTGGCGGGTGTCCTAGCGGGTTGGCCGAGTTACTCCTGTAAAACGACCGTCCCGCCAAGGACTGATTTTTACTGTTTAACGCCTGTGTTTACTTGTTTCATTTTTAGTCCTTAAAAGCGTCCTTGCTGTTTAATCTAGTTTTTTAGATGTTAAAGCGCACTTGCTTTTTAATTAGCTCATATTAATTCCGTCAAGCTATCTAATGCTAATAGAATTTCTTAACAGTAATAAAGCCGATACTTTCGATATTTGCTTGACCGTCAAAAACAGGGCCGTAATACAGCTTATTATAAAAAGTCGAGCTTGCTACATACGCACCGTTAAAATCTGAGTCTCCAGTCTTAAAGAATGTAAACTCGTTACTTATCTTCCTTCCTGATATAACCCCAGGAACCACCGTCTCGCACTGAATAACTACATTATCATTATTGCCTACATCGTACTGACCTGCCGTTTCTGTACTGTTAAACACTGGATATTCTATAAAATTAAAGTTTGGGTGACTTGTTGACATGCAGGTGAAAAAGTCGGTGCAGTTAATATTTCCTTTCATACTAACTTGCAATGTATAGCCGCCAAAGTGCGACCAGTCTATATACTGATAAGTGTCCAGTTTACTCGTGATATTTGTGGATTGCTGCATGCGTATTTGCGTACCCATTACATAGCTTTCAAAAGCTGCACCTTCATAATCCCAATTTCTACCATTAACCTCAAGCTTGTATGATGTTCGAGTCTCTCCACCGTGATAAGAGCCAACCCACTGACTATCATCGCTGTCATATATTGCATAGTCCGTTGCTCCAGTCGTTGCGATGTATGGGGCGCTAAGTGAAAATGCGGCATACCAATTTATGTTTTTTAATGGTTTTGATAGTTGAGACAATGTAAACATATTGCAGCCAACTATATTTGCCTTATCAACGCCAGTAGATCCAGAGTGGGTAACTTTCAACGTCCTTGTGTTGGCTGTTGATCGCTCACTAAACTCAGCTGGTATCTGATAAATTAACAGTCCAGCATCCCCTGATGGCGATTGAGTGGCTGCACCTTGAAGGTTAACGGCTATACCATCAACAGTCACAGCAAACCCATTTGGAAACGTTGTTGTTGATGACGCTTGAATCATTAAGTTAATAAATCCGTCTACAACCTCAACGCTTTCGTACTCGACATACTGACCGTTTGTTGATAGAAAATACTTACTAAGACCAGCGCCTTTATCAAAAGAATCAGACGAAGCCTGTCCATACTTTGACAGCCTTTGGTAAACGCTACCACCAAATGTTTCGGTTGTCGTTGTTGCTGCAACCACGTCTGTCGCAACACCATGACCGACCCAAACCTCGTGGTAAGAATCAACTGCTGTCGCTCGAATCAATTCAGCTGGCGCTCCTGCTGAGTCAACTGTGGTGAAGTTGTTATCCTTAATAACAGTTCTAATGTAGCCTTGGTTATTTTGCTGCATTACGTAAGCAGCTTTATCTGTGCGCCTAATTAGCATTTTCATATCACTTGAAGCGCTAGGTAATGCAGGTGTTTTTAACGAAACAAAGTTTGGCTTACTGCGTTTGTACACACCGTTCAATATTACATTTCGCAAATCCCCAGTGGAAACAACCTTTCCTGATGTGCTGCTTATAGATTTTCCCGACATATTGACAGTGCCAGAAACTGAAAAGTCAGAGCTAAAAACAATTTCTTTTACTTCTGTCGAGATTGCTATTTTATTCAATATTGTCGTGGCATCACCGGAAACAAAGCCAAACTCGACATCGTAAACAACTTGCTTTGCAGCCTTAGTAAAGCACCCAACTCCAGCCCCGCTCCAGTCCAGCAAAGTAGCAATATCTCCACTCGTACCGTCCCAAGCTGCAATAGCCTCCGGAGCGATTACAGTGCCGCCATTGTGATCAGCTTTGCTTCTCGATGAGTCATAATAAAACTGACCGCCACCAACATCTGAGCCGACATAAAAACCTTTTACATTTAGTGTTACACCATCAATTTGCGGCAACTCTTTTATGCCTGCGTATAGGGTCTCTGAGTCAATAAGGGAATCAACCCTATCTTTTATGTCAGACCCCTTCATAACGCCGCAGGCTGGTAATTTAGTTAACATATAACCACCTCATCACAATCAATTACGTTATCGCAAAGGACAACACCATAAACATTTTGCCAGCTATTACCTTGCAGTGGTGTGCTATTTTGTGCACCATCACCGACAATTCGACCCTCGTAATCTAAAATGTCCCAAGGCATATTACACCGCCAATTTTACGTTAACTTCACCTTTGATATGGGCTGCGTATGCAATAGCTTGAACATCGCCCGCAGCGTTTACAGCTTCAGCATAAGGCTTGAGCTTGTTGCGGTCTTTTAAGATTGGCAAGCTAGTTGATGACTGCAACCAAATATCACCGTTGCCGACATTCTGAATCAAAATTTTATCTCCGCTAGTGATACCTGATGCGATGACTTCGGGGTCTAGATATAAATCAACCAGCTCATTAGCTGGCAGTAGTACATTAGGCATTTTCAACCTCACTTAAATTTGGGAAAAACTTGTCATTAATTAGTGCGTATTCGTTGCCGCTACCAATTGGCAATGTGTTAGGCATTACAGATGGGTCAACGTTAATCAATAGCTGCTCCATTGCTCGCATACCTTGACTTGATATAACACCCAGCTCCGGCGTAACTGGTCGACCGTATACTTGGCAAAACTCAGTACATAGCATTTTTTTAACTGGGCCAGCTAATTCAATCGATAAGCCAGAATCATCAGA